CCGTATGGCCGAACAATTTTTACGCAACCATATTCTTTACGAGGCATGGATGAGCAAAAAAAAGAGCGAGCAAAACCGTAACGGATACGATGCCCGCATCAACCAACTTGCCGAAAGCATCAAGGCTGGCAAAAATATTTCGATTGACGAATTTTTACAAGTTAATTTCGAGGAATAACTACCTATATAAAGAAATCGTCATGGCTGCCAAAATGCTCTCGGAGTAAAATTACTTATAATTTCATAATATCCTTCAACTTACGTTCAATTTCTTTTTCAATTTCATGTTCAAGCATTTTTGACGGGCCTATGAATTGGCGTTTTGGGATTATGGTACTGCGGTTCCGTCCGGCATCTGTTACACCTTCATTATGTACAGGGGCATAGTTAAATCCATCTTTGCTATAAGCTTCTGCGGTAATAGTAACTTCGCCAGGAGAGGTTTTACGGTAGGTAATGCTTTCGCCCAGGTCGCCCGTGTCGCCGGTAAGTATTTTACGCGTAGCACGCGCGCCTCTTACGCGTGGGTCTCGTCGGCGTTTTACCTCGGGCCATCGTTCGTAGTTTTCGTCGGTAAAGCCTTCTTTTTGAAAACTTTCTTTAAAAAAATCCACAGCCATTTTACCGGCCACAATGGGCAACCTGTCGTTAATTTCTGCTTTTAGCTTCGCTGCCAGTTCGGTAAGCCGAATTTTTAATTCATTGGCGTTCATTTTTTTTGTAAAAAATTTGGTTTTGGAAAAAGTTTGTTGTATATTTGCATTGTCCAGGAGGCATTCCTGGACGACACGATACAGGGTGTATATCAAATTGATATACACCCTGTTGGGGTTTTATAAGGACGATATAATTTCATTATATTTATTAATCAAAAATATTTTTTTATTGTTTCTTCTCTGATGTACATATTTGAAGAAATCTTTAGTTTCCTGTGCGGTTATTTTACCTTTTATCTTTATAAATAAAATATCAGCTTTTAATAAGCCATCTAAAGCATTTTCTTTCATATTTCTCAATAATTTTTTCCCTGCTTCAACTTCTTTTAGTTCTACATAATTTCCATCTGCTATTGCATCTGCGCAACCATGTTCGGCGTAATTGCCAAAATATCTTTTTATTGTAGGGTTTTTCTTATATTCAATGGCTGGCAGGAACCTTATTTCTTTAAACCCGGCTTTAAAAAGATAAGGGACAAATTTGCTGTTTACCCTGTCAAATTCATCTGTGGCCAAAAAATGTACCTGAAATGTCTTATTATCATCGGTTTTATAATTCAGGTACACCACTTCGTCGGGGTTATGCAGCACGCCCAGTTTAGGGATATGTTTTGGTATCCCGTAATAGTACGGGTGGTTTCGGCTAATCATTTCGTTGGTAAAATAGGGGTTGCCTTCGAGCCCCGGCGAAGGGGGGACGAGCTTTAGTTGCTCTTTTCCGGTAGGCGGGGCATCGGTAGTTCGCCAGCTGCATTTGCAGCCCCAACGGCAGCCCGGAAAGTTATTGAGCCAAAAGGGGTCGCTTTTTGCCCACACGTGGTGCCAGTAGCCGCGGTGTACTTCGTCGGGTGTTGCTGCGCGGCTGGGCAGCCATTCAATGTTTGGGTACATGGTTTCGGCCTCAAACTGCTCCCATTGCTTTACTATCCGGGTACGGTGTACCATGGTGTTGTATTCAGCAGCGCTATAACGATTAAACGTGTTAATGGTCTGGCGGGCAAGCTGCATAAAGGCATCTTTATCGGTTGTACCTTTCCGTATGGCAATAAGGTTTTGCATCAGCTTAGTAGTCTTGGCTGCTGCAAACATGGTGGCATTGTTTTTAAGCAGCTTCGCACGCTCTTCGTCAAGCCCCTGGATAGCCGAATGGAATAATTTATTATAAGGCTTAAAAACGTCGGGAGGCAGTTCGTTTATAAGGTCCTTGTTGTTGGGGTCTTTAAAAACTTCCTCGGCAATATCGTTCCACGACAGCTGGTAAGGTATTAGCAGGTGGCGAGGAAAATTGTGCAATGCCAGTTGCAGGCTGTTTGTTGCCCCGCCGAAGTAGTCGTTATCCAGGGCGGGGCTTACACGAAAAAATCTAACTCGGTTTTTTTGTTATAATTAAGCGCCTGCGGTTGGTTGTTGCGCGGGTTGTCGGCATCGAGCTTAACCTCGTAGGTTTGCTCTATATAATCCTTATCGAGGTTCCAGCCGTTGCGCATCAGCGCTTCGTCCACCTTTATCTTTTCCGCTGGATTAACGCTTGCATTAGCCACTATATCGAGCCAGTAACCTTCTGGTAGGTCATAGCCCCAGCCTCTCAATATAGTTATAAAATAGTTGTTAAACCAGTCTTCGACATCAGTAATATCTGCATTGGTAATATCGTCGAGCGTTTGCAGGTGTATTTCGGCCTGCGAGTAACTTCCGCCGTCGTCCATTGTCATGGTTTGTCCAAGTATGGCTTTGCTTATTTCTTTGTTTATAAGGCTTATTTTCTGTGCAAATACGTTAAAAGCGTCGGAGCGGTTGTTTTCCTTAATGTCAATGTCCACACGCTTATCGAGTATGATATAGCCTGCCAGCCCCATCGTTTCTAGCCATAGTTGCAGGTCGGCTTTGTGTTTGGGGGTATCTATCATGGTGCGGGCTATGCGCAACGGCACGCCGAATATTTGTTCAAACTCGTCCCATGCAGCCCAGCTGTGACGTTTGAAGATGGTAAGCGGGGCAACCTGCTCAAGTTTGCCTATGGCATCGGCAAGCTGTATATACACGAGATGATACGGGTAATCGGCTATTTTAATGCTTTCGCCCGACGGATCGAGCCCGTTTTTTAAGATAATGCCCTTTTCGGGTATAACATTTTCGCGCGGCACATCAATTATTTTCGCTATATTTCCCTGACTTGCCTCCTGGATAAATATGAGCGAATAACCGTAAAATTTCGATTCTAATGCCCGTCTTATCAACGTGCGGAACCAACGTGTGCGTATCAATTGCGTACGTTCAAAGTCGGGTTTGCCATCGGGGTTTTTAATAATAAACTGCTTATTGACAACACGTAAGATGCGGTTTTCAATAGCTCCCGCTAGGTGGTTGTCGAGCATGGCATCTTTGTAAAGCTGCTGTAATGGGTAAGTAAGCGGGTTAAACGGGTCATGGCGGGCAATGCGCGCCTGTTGCCAGTCGCTTATTTCTTTACGGTAAAGGCTTTCGTACAGGCGAAAATAATCAACTTCGTATTTATTGCTTTCTACAGTTTGCAAAGGTGGCTTTTTGGCTAATTTTGTAGTATTTGCAGCAAGTGTGCTAACTTTCAATGTATTGTTTTTCTTATTCTTTCTCTTACTCATTGTTTTTTGCTTTAGTAATTCGAAATATATCTATCATTGCGGTTGCCAAATAGTATATTGGCCGGCATTTCCGGCTCACCTGTTTCTGTAATGGGAGGCAGTGTCCTGTCGGCAAATTCGCCGGTATTGAGTTTTTCGAGCCACAGCATAGCCTCGTCAAAACGTCGTTTGGCAGCCTGGTTTATTTCGCGGGTGTGGCGTTCGTATATCTCAAATATCACAATATCTTTTAGCTTTTTCAGTACTGTTTTATGACGGGCATTACCTGTGGCCGAAAATATCGCATCGGTATCGTAATATTTGCTCAGGTAGCTGCGCATAAGGCCAATACTTTCGTCTATGATTGCATTTACAATGCTATCGTCGTAGGCTGTGATTTTATTTATAAGCTCTGCAGTTGACACAGTTTTAAGTTCATCTTTTGTAAGAAATGCCATAATTTGTATGTTTTAATAATTTCCACGTTTTCGCAAGCCAAATACGGGCTTAATTATTTCATCGTTAGCGTCAAAACCTATTAGCTCCTGCGCTTTAAGAATAGCATCCGATAGCGCGTCGGGGAAGTCGATGGGGTATTTTCCCCCTTTTTCAAAGTTTAGCATTTGCGCCTTAGCTTCTGCCCAATCGGGGTTGTTTTCCAGCTCCTCAGAAAAAGCCAGCGTACCGCTTGTAAGCACGCCTATAAGGGTAGTATCTATTTTAATATATTTGTCCACATGGCTTTTTTGGGGCAATGGCAGGAAAAACAGATTATGCTTTCGACCGGCCTGCAACCATTGTTGTTCATATACAGCCTCCTGCGCCACCGAAGCATCGTAATAGCTTACCAATGCCGATGTTTGGCGCAGAACTTTTTTTGCCCGTGTAAAATGGTA